ACTTAAAAAAATCAGAAATGCTTGCCTTTTCAGACTTTACCTGTTCTCTCATAGAATCAATAATTGAATTTAGTCCATCTTGCGCAGATGTATACGCGGCTTGATATGATGGATTTCCAGTAACTTTATATTGAATATAGTTTGAATTAAAACTTTGCGTGAGAGAGTTAAACTGACTATCCATTTACTACATCCGCCATACAAAATAGATATCTCTTATTCTCCACAGAAGATTCACACATACCAATTACTTCTAAAACATCTCCTGGACGCGCTCCAACCCACTTTGCCATTGCATCTTGAGAATCAATTTTACGAAACACCGAAGGACTCTTTGCATTTTCTTGCTTTAGAATTGCAGGAATCTCGTTAGCGTCTACAATGCGATGCTTAGAAACTTTATGATGTCTTCCATATTGAATCTGCAGATGACGAATTTCAAAGAGATGAAGAAGAGGTACATTTTTCTGATTAACATGATTTCGAAGAGAGTTTAACACTGCCTCGGATGGACGAGAAAGACCAACAATAATTGTTCCAGAAGTATAATTATTCTCTCGAGCGTAATCGATAAAGGTATTCAAATCTTTCTCTGAAATTCTAGCTTTTGTGCTAAATATAATTAGAATACCAGCATTCGTATATAGCTTTGCATCATCGAGCGTTGAACCAATTGTTTCAAAGTTATCTGCCTTTAGACCACGTTCGGTGAGAATTACCTTAAGAGTTGACAGTGCTCGCTCTTCCATTATTTACCTACATATACGATATGAAAATGTCATTCGTTTTCTGTGTGCTAACAGTAAATGAAAGGATTAGCATTTTTTGCTGTTATTGCTGGACTACTTTTAGCATGGTATTTATCGTCTACTCGTGAAGGATTTGTTCCTGAGTTTCTTGAACAGGGAAATGTTCGACGTACTGCTGAAACTGCAACTTCATCCTATAATCAACAGACAAATCATGTAATCCCGACTCCTGCTCAATTAGAATCAATTCCCGGAGTAGAAACACCATTTCGAGTTAATCAGTATAACTCTTTTCAAACATAATCCATTCTAACGCAGAATATTCTACGGATAGTACTTCTTCTTCTAAACTAGAAGAGCATAAAATAGAGTCGTTTTGTCTATGTATTACATTATACATATCTTTTGCATTTTCTTTAAGTAAGAAAGGTAATGTTACTGCAACTGGAGTATAATTTTTGTCAAATCGAATAAAGCAATAATAGTCCGAGCCAAACATATGGGAAATAGCCAGTAAATCTGAGTTCCACTCTATTGCATATGTTGGACCGTTTAGTAAGTCAAATAATATAGGAGCCTCAATATGCGATGCGTTAATAGTTAATGGACTCCATTTCTCAATATGATGTGTTAGTACTTCTTCTTTCTTTTCTTGAGATACTACGGTAAATAAAATCGGTTTAATATAAAACTTTAAGTTTTTAATAACTTGCAGTGAATGATTTGAGTTCATAATTAAGTAAGACATAGAATCGCGTAATCCAACGGTCAGACTATTATGAATGTAAAAATCTAGAATACTTTTCTCATACATAAATCCACCATTATGAGGAAAGTGCTCTACAAACAAAATATCATTCTTTGAAAAGTTAGTTTTTAGTCCTAGTTTACAGTATTCATATGCTTTATAGTACTTACTTGTCTCGCGAAAGTATTTTGTTAGATGATATATTGGTTCAGCTCTAGCAGGATAAAAATTAAATGCCTTCTGCATCCAATATTCAAATTTGGGTATGTTTTTAAGATTCTTATAACCCAGACCAACTTGGAATGCAGAATACCATGCTTCCTCGTGCCATCTTTTCATTTCAAATCTTTTTTTGTAATATTTAATTGCATTTTCATTGTCCCCTGCATCGCGATATGATTGCGCTAAATAAAAAATATAACGTTCATTATCAGGTTCATCCTGTATTCCTTGCTGTAGAACTTCAATATCTTTTCTAAATTTATCACCCGTAATATTACGTGCTCCTAAACGTCTACTTAGTACAAAAATATCACGCGGTAACTTTACAATAACGTTGTTAGATTTGTTATTGCTTGGATACTCGTGAAGAACACCAATATACTTCCAATCATCATTGCATTTAAAAATTTGAGTGCGCCAATATTCAATACTGTCTTGCTTGACCAAAATATCACACGCATTTGGATTTTTCAAAAGTAAATTTTGAATTGTCTTTAGACTGTCTTTTGGAAACTCTATAACATCGTCTGCATCAATTACTAATGCATAATCCATATTCACACACAATGCTAGAGCTTCAGTGCGATTATGGCCAAAGTTTTTCCAGGGTCTTTCATGAATAATTCCTGTAATTCCCTTTTCTAGATAAAAATCAGATATAATTTTTATTGTATTGTCGGTAGACCCAGTATCTACAATACAATATGTATTTATTAGTGGTAGAGTGCTCGAAAGAACATCGAGTATAATATGTGACTCATTTTTCACAATCATACATAGACCAATCCGCATTTATATATGAAATGCCTATAGTGTTAAAGTAGTCTTTTCCTTGGGATGCGCAGGAAGCGTTCCAGCTGCTCTATGTGCTAAGATAGTATTCCATACATCTGTTATGCTGGGTAAATTTTTCTCTAGCCAATCCTTTTCATGCTCTATAACTTTCATACGATATTTCTCAAGTGTCCAGAAAACTAAGTTCCAGTCATCTACGCTTTCAAGAACTTCTCGGCGCCATGTAGCTGGGTCTCGACTGTCCTTAAGCTCACGATACTTTACCTGAGTCTCGTCATCGGTTACAGCATAAAATCCTTTATACTCGGCTTTGGAATCCGTCCATTCCGAAAATGAAGGAGTGCGAAATTGAAACTCAACATATTCACAAATTTCTAGTTGAGTACATTCCATTTGAAGTTGCATTTGATGATAATATGCTTTTGGAACTTCTGTTTCATCAGAAAATGTGCGAGAGATTGGACACTTAAATTCTACCAATCTTCCATGTCGTACACCATCTGTTAAGATAATTCCATCAGGAGAAGCTCCTAGAAACGATACAGTTGGGTGAGGGATGCAAGTCGTATCGACAATATTCATTGGAAAGTCTGATAGACTAGAATAGATATCTTTTGCAATCGGCTCAAAGCGAGTTCCCCATACAAGGGCACGAGGGCCAGGACCTTCAGTTCTTACTCTGGGAGTTAATTTCCCTGTAATAATCTCATGCTTTTGCGCTGGTGTTGCATCCGAAAGCGCTTTATAAATTTCAGAAGCAGTAAGCATCTCTCCGCGTTTGGAGTGCCATGCATCTGTTCGCTGGTCATTTTGACCATATAGTTCTAGAAGATTGTTGACTTTATTTTGTATATCCATAACGCAAATCTCCTATTGTCATTAATTATTCGTTTTACGTTAATACACCTTATTGACATTTTAGACAAAATACGTTTTCATGAATCAATCTTAAGTTCTTCTAATGCAACAAATTCAGTCTCAGGAACAATGGGTACTGTATCGCCTAGAAAAGTTCTACGCAAATACTGTCCACCTAGAAAAAGTGAAGTCTATCCTAGATGGCACATCTCCATTATCTCTGCGTTTGATAGACTGGTTTGTAACAAATTATGCAAAAAAGTACAATGTGGCATATTTAACCAAGTCACAAAAACATGTAATCGTGTATTTGTCTTACAAGTCCCATCTAAAAGCGTATAGCAAAAAGATGTTCGACCCTTTCTGCCGTTGGAAGCGTATTAGATTTCAGAATTTTGAAACAACTGTTGGTCAACTAAACTTTTTTGAATGGGCAATTAGTGATGATGTTTTAGAATATCTGGAACGGCATAGGGAGGATGTTCAGGCAGACATGGAAGCTCGTCTACATGAAGCAAAAGAAACGAGTCCTCAAAAGAAACGTCACGAATTATCTCATTCTGCTACAAAATCACTTGCGAGGCATGATGTTAACGTTAAGGTCTCATTTAATTAACTTCCACTCGCACAAGTCGGTAATATCGTCATATAAAGTTGCAATTAATCCACCATATTGAATTCCACCTCTTAATGTCAGATTTTTACACTTACACTGAACACTTATTTCGGTATCTATCGATATTACAGTATCGTTACAAATGTTACAACGATATGCAAATTGAGTCATTTCAAATAGATTTTCATCTACAATTTTAGTCTTCATGCGTGGCATTTGGTTAGTTATTGTGTAATAGTTAACTAAATGTTTTCCGTTTTACGAAAAGGATTGATATATACGAATATATCATCCGACATTGTTGAGCATGACTTAGATATTGATGCCGATCAATGGTCTTATGATAATCGTGATGTATATCGTGGAGCTATAGACTCGGAATATACAACACATGGTTTGAATGTACATTGGTTGTATGACGACGATTCAAAACGTATAGGGTTAGCAGAGCATGATAGTTCCGATCCTGCAGTTTTTGTAGCATTATGGATTCATGATAATCCATTTGCAACTCTATTTCAAGATAAATCTTGGAAATCAAGCAGTACAACATTATGGTCGAAGCTTTCTAATGAAGCATATCAAGATTGTTTAGAAACAGATTTCAAGTATGTGTCGGATTCAGCGTTGTCTAGTGGTGTGCTATTAATGACTCCGAGTATGTTAATGAAAAAACCAGATTTATATAGTTGCGAAAAGTGTGGTAAAAAATCACTGATACAATCGAACATTTGTTCAACCGCATCGGTGTCTGATTTAGATTTTAGTCAATTTTCTATTTTATTTTTAGATGATGATTTTGTGCTGTATGACAAGCCTATACTCCCCCAGCCGCAACACGACGCTTCCGTCCAGGAGCAACCGGAGGTACAGCACTCGTCCCCTGGTCCTGAGGAGTGGGGGGGCGCTGAGACTCCTCAACCTCAACCTCAGGAAGGTCAGCAACAGGTACAGTCGAATCCTCATCATCCTCAGCACTGAAGATATCCGCTGCCGAAATCTTTGCACGAGCAAATACCTGTGCAGTATTTAGACGCCAAGTGACACCGAACCCACCGCCAGCAATAACATAGATACTTCCGCTTACTACCAGGTTACCCTCAACTCCCTTCGTGAAGATAGATGACAGAGACTCGGGCGTTGCGTAAAGAGGATTACGGTTTCCATCGACAATCTCAGTAGAAACGCGATTGTCGTAAACAGGAACCTTTGCCTTGAAGCTAGGCGGATACTTTCCATTTGGTACCCACTCGCCGTCAATATTGTCCTTAGACGTACCAACGATGCGATTGAATCCCTCGCGAATGCCCTCCTCCGAACGCTTCTTACCAAACCACTTCACACTATTCTCTACAGCTGCAGCAATAATACGCTCCTCAAGGTCAACAAGGAAGTTATAGAACTTCTGAATGTCAGTACCATCGGGAGCACGCTCCTTAGCATAGTTATCGCAGCCAGCAAGTGTGCCCATCAGCGTATACGTTGTTGAGCCGGACTTATCATCTGTGCGAACCATCACACCACCTGGAAACCCTAGGCGAGGTACTAGAATCTGCATATTCTGCCCATCATACTTCAGATTAATTGAAGGATTACGACCTGCCTTCGGCGGGCCAGGTACAAAGCTTACCTTGTTAATATCGATATTACGAATTGAAATTGGGCGACTCATTTTGCTTGATTATGTTGTACTGTTATTACACCTTACTAGACGTAAATCCGTTTTCAACGAACGTTTCCAGATTTAGTAATAAATGTCATTGTGTGCATCATGTAAAAATTCAACATCAACACTACGCTGTACGAATAAGCCTATGAAAGGGTTTATTCTATGTGGAAAGCACGTGAAGATAAAGAAACTTCGATTATGGAAAGATGTTAATAACTTGGATGAAAAAGCTGTTCTTATACAAAAAGTCTGGAGAGGACATTCTGTGCGAGAATGGTTATCACTGGCGGGACCGGGTGTATTAAATAGAAAAATATGTCACAATGAGGAAGAAATTGTAACTATGGATGATAAGAAAAGTGTATACCCTTTTGATTATTTTGCATTTGAAGAAAACGGTAAAGTCTATTGGTTTGATGTGAGAAGTATATCTGAAAATAGCATGAATAAAGTTGACCCTTCAAATCCATATACTCGCGAATCGTTGACAATTGATACTCGAC